AGGTTTTACTACTGCAGATGCTAACGGAGCGGACTTAAGTTTTGCTAACTCTAATAAAACTACTTTAGATACTTTCACACTTACATTTGAAATGGGTAGTGGTAAAACAAACCCAACTATTTATCAAATTACAGATTGTGTAGTAAATGAAGTTTCACTTGATTTTGATATTGACGGAATTGCAACAGCAAACTGGTCCGGTTTTGGTCAAATAATAACTGAAGCTAGTTCAATGCCTACAGCAACAATTACTGAAGGAACAGCAGCAGCTGATACAAATAACTTTATAAGAAACAGATTAACAGATTTAGCAGTTACAGCAACTGCAGTTGGGGACATTCAAACTGCTTATAGTTTAACACTGACAGGCGGAAACATTACTATTGGTAATAATATTAGTTTCCTAACACCTGAAACTTTAGGGATTGTGAATCAACCTTTAGGTCATGTAACAGGAACAAGAAATGTAACAGGTAACTTTACTTGTTACTTAAATACTCCATCATCAGGAGCTTCAAGTGCAGACTTATTTGAAGATATCATTGAATCTACTTCAGTAGTAACAAATGACTTCAACTTAGTATTTGTAGTTGGTGGAACAGGTAACAATCCAAGAGTTACAGTAACTTTACCAACTTGTCACTTAGAAGTACCGACACACTCAATTGATGATATCGTAAGTTTGGAAACTACTTTCCATGCTCTACCTACATCAGTAGACGGAACAGACGAAGTAACAATGGAGTTTGTAGGACCTACAGTAACTTAATAATTAAATTAACGGGGAGGGCAAAGTCCCTCCCTCTTTTATAGGAAAAAAAGAATGACAGAACAAAAACAAAACGTATCACTATCGAGTTTATTAACTCCAAGTAAAACAGTAACTGTAGATTACCCAGGTATGAGCGGATTTACTGTAGATTTATGCTATCTCGCAAGAGAAGAACTAATTAAATTAAGAAATCGTTGTTTATCACAAAAGTTTAATAGAAAAACTAGAGCTTTTGATGACCAACTAGACGAAGATAAATTTTTAGTCGAATATGTAAAAGCAGTAATCAAAGGGTGGAAAGGCTTAAAGTATTCTTACTTAGAAGAGCTTCTATTGGTGGATATCAGCAGCTTAGACCCTGAAGATGAATTAGAATTTTCCCAAGACAATGCAGAGACTCTTATGAAGAATGCAGGAGACTTTGACACTTGGGTAACTGAAGTTACAGGCGACTTAGAAAATTTTACGAAGACCAAGTAGAACAAGTACTTGGTTTATTAGATAAACAATATAAGGAAGGACAATTACCTCTGGACACATATTTAGACATATGCGAACAAAAAGGTATAGAACCTGACCCTGCCGAAATGCCACCGACTATGGGAGATTTTCCTCCTGAAGTTCAGGTGGCTTTTTTATTGCACGACTTATTACCAGATAGATGGGATGGAATGAGTGGTTCATATTTTGGAAAAGATATGGCAGCACTCGGTACTTTATTAGATGTACATGAAGTTGATGATAAAAGAAATACCGTTTTTTGGATAAAACAAATAGAAGCAAAAAATAGCGAAGTTATAAATAAAAAGATTGATAGAAAACGAAAAGCCTCTCAAAACAAGGCAAAAGGTCCCGGAATTAATTCGGCGAATTTAAAAAGATAAACAATGGCAGATTTTAAGGTAGTAGGAAAGTTAGTAATTGATGACAAAGGTCAATTAAAAATTCTTGGCAAAAAAGCTAAAGGGGCTTCTCAACAATTAGATAAGGTAGGGACTTCTGCACAAACTGCTGACCGTAGATTAAAAGGGGCTGCACAGGCTTCTTCCGGCAGTAGTAAAAACTTTTCAAAAATGGCACAAGGTATCAATGGAGGTCTCGTACCTGCATATGCTACTCTCGCGGCTTCTCTATTTGCTATCGGAGCTTTATTTAGAGGGCTTGAAGAAGCTGCAAATATTAAAAACCAAACAAAAGGTATGGAGATATTTGGAAATGCTACTGGTATTGCAATGAAGGGCATAGTTTCTGATTTAAGAGCAGCTACAGGCGGTATGCTTGATTTTCGTAATGCAGCTCAACAAGCACAGATAGCAACGGCAGCTGGATTTAGCGGAGAACAAATAATACAATTAGGTAAAGGAGCCAAGCTAGCTTCTGTAGCTCTTGGCAGAGATTTAACAGATTCATTTAATCGTCTTTTAAGAGGTGTAACAAAAGCAGAACCAGAACTACTAGACGAATTAGGTATTATATTAAGAATTGATGACGCTACTCGAAAGTATGCTCAAGCAAATGATTTAGTAGCATCAAAACTTACAATTAGTCAAAGAAGGGCTGCTGTATTTGAAGAAGTTAGTAGACAGTTAGGTAATAACTTTTCTGCTTTTGAAGATGGAGCAGACGGAGCGCTAAACTCTTTTTCTAGACTACAAGTAGCTTTCTCAGATATTATAAAAGGGTTAACCGCTTTCATCGGCCCCTTAGAATATGTAGCAGAATTTTTAGCTGTTAATACAGGAGCTGCAGCTACAATATTTTTAGGGTTTGCAGTATCTATTACAAAATCAGCTTTTCCAGCTTTAAAAAATATAACTGCTGCATTGGATGGGTATGCTGTAAAATCAAAACTAGCAGCAGATGCTTCAATTGCAAATTTCAGAAAAGCTGCACTGGCTTTTAAAGGTAACGCAGCAGATATTGTAGCTACAGATAAACTTAGACTAGCAAAAACTCAAGCAATACTTAAAAAACTAGGTGCTGCAGAAAGATTTAATAACATGCAGTCTGTTACTTCAAAGAAAAAATCTCTACAATTATTAATTAATTACGAAACTGCAAGAGTAGCAGCTGTTAAAAAACTAACCTCAGGAGAGTTAGCACATATAGTTGGAGTTCATAGAGCTATTGAAGCTTCTTCGTTAAAAATGACAACTCGTTTAATAACAGGTACAAAAGCAGTAGCATCTGGAATATCAGCAGGTATTATTCTTCCCGCAACTCTAGCACAGGGTGCTTTAGCAGGTGTGGGTAAGATAGCAACAAGACTAGGGCCAGTTTTCGCAGGTTTAGGTGCTATAATAAATGCAGCTTTCTTTATCTTTACAGCAGGATTTATAATTAAATTTTTATATGACTTACTTTTTGTAACAAAAGAGGAAAAAGAAGAGAGAATAAAAATAAAAGCAATTCTAGATGCTTCAGCCGAAAAACTACAAGAAATTAATAGAATCTCTAAAGGTATTGGAGAAGAATTTGCTTCAGGAGCAATAAACAATATAGGAAAATTAAATAAAAGTCTACTACAAACTTATAATTTAATAAATGGACTAGGAGGAGACACTATGGTAGCTACTTATAGAGAAAAAGTTAGCTATGGTGGGAGAGGTGGTACAACTACTTCTGAAAAGTTAAACTCCGAAGAAGCTGCAACTCTTTCAGGACAGATCATATCTCAACTTACAGCATTAGACGGGCTAAATAAATTAACACCTGACTTAATAAATTCATTTAAAAGTTTATCTTCTCCCGGTGGCGCGATGGCTGATTTTAATGCATTTGTAACTAGAGCAACTGCAGCTCAGTTTGGTGGATTTAGTGATTCAGATATCGAAGACTTAGATAAATATTTATCAGGGATATTAACAAAAGATTTCAAAGGCGACGCACTTTTAAAAGTATTACAAAAACTTAATAATGCAAGTAAAAAAACAGCGGCAAAAGGAGAAGGACTGTACAATGTCAATGAAGCTGCAAAAGAAGTCAAAGATACTTTAGCTACTATAGGTGATGGGTATAAACCTACAGCTTTTGACACTTTAAACAAACAATTAAAAAACTTAAAAGTCAATTTAGATGAGGCTAGAAAAGCTGGAGATAAACCTGGATATTATAAAGTAATTGAAGATAAACTAGGACTATCAGAGGGAGCACTGGGGAGTAACGATAACGCGTCAGAGTTTGTCAATGCCAGAGTACTTGCAGCAGCAAAAATCATCAAAGATCAAAAAGATGTCTTAGACACTAGATCTAACTTAGCTGCAGGAATAGCTTCATACGGTAGTAGAAAAAATGAACTTGCTACTTTTGCGAAGGAAAAGTTAAGAGAGAAAGATTACACTGAACAAATCAAGGCTTTAGAGACAGAGAAGTTAAAGGAACAGGAACTATTAATATTAAGACAGAGACAAGGGGAGGAAATAGATGAAAGAAAGCTTAATAATTTGACTCGTCAGCTAGACGTTCTTAAAGCTCAATCTGCTGAATATACAAGAGCAAATTCTGTAGCAGGAAAACTACAAGATACTTTTGCAGATGGGTTAGATAACATGTTCCAAAGCATAATAGATGGAACTTCAAAAGCAAAAGATGCATTAAAACAATTAGCAGTAGTAGTAATTCAGGAACTACAACGAATAGTAGCTGCAAGAATGGCGGCAGGTATGATAGCTAGTTTAACGGATGTATTTCCTGGCTTTGGCGGAGGAACACCTGAAACACCTAAAACTTCTTCAGGAGGTTTTAAAAAGGTGGCAAGATATGGCGGAACTTTTGGAAAGAAAGGATATGCAAGTGGTGGAATAGCAGATGGGCCTGCTTCAGGATATAACGTACTTATGCATGGAAGAGAGGCAATCGTACCACTACCAAACGGAGATAAAATACCAGTACAACTTACAGGAAAAGGACAAGGACCTGTAAATTCAGTTATAAATGTTACTGTAAATAATGAAGGAGACACAGAAACTTCAGAAGAAGAATCTACAGCACTAGGACAGGCTATTCAAATAGCAGTAACTAAAGAAATATCGGAACAACGACGACCAGGCGGCTTACTTAGCCCAATTTAATACTTATGGCAATAGGATTTAGCACAACATCAGACCATGGAAATAGACAGATAGTTCCAGATAAAGGTCTTTCTTCAACTGAAACTCCAAGAGTTCTTATGGCTTCGTTTGGCGACGGGTATGAACAAAGAATAGCAAACGGAATAAACTCTTTAGAGCAGACTTTTTCTTTAAGTTTTAAAACGAGACCAAAAGCAGAAATAGATGATATAATTGCTTTCTTTGTTAGTAGAAAAGGAGTAACTGCATTTAACTATAAAGTATCTGATAGTAATGTGGGCGGAGGAGAAACAACATACAAAGTTGTATGTGATAAATGGACAAAAACGTATGCCTATGATAATTTTTATAGTGCAACAGCAAATTTTAGGAGAGTATACGAAGCATGACAGATCTTATTGTTAAAGATTTACAGAAGCAAGACCCCGGCTCAGAACTTATTGAGTTATTTGAACTTAAGCTTGACTCTACAACTTTATACTTTCATTCAGGAGTAGAAGAAGACCTATCCACAGTTCAATTTAGAGATGATAGTGGAACAGTTCGTTCTTATGTAGCTTTACCTATGCAAGCAAAAGGGTTTAAATCAGCTCCTAAAGGTACGAGCGCAAGACCTTCAATTAGTTTTGCAAATATTAACAATGTACTGAAGAATTCTGTGGGTGACTTTGACACTATATTAGGAAGCAGAATAACTAGAAGAACAACACTCAAAAAATATTTAGATGATGGTACGGGCAATAGTTCAAACCCTCCAACAGAGTTCCCAAAGCAAATATTTCTTTTAGATAGAATTGCTAGTAATAGTAAAACTGCAATTACATTTGAGTGTGCTACTCCTTATGACTTACAAGGAATTAAAATACCAAAAAGACAGGTTATTGCAAATGCTTGCCCCTGGACTTATCAAGGTGCAGACTATACATTAAATGAACATGAGAAAGTAGGAGCGTGTACTTGGAATAGAGAAAGTAAGTACAAAGCTTCTTATACCACTACCTTAAACGGAGCAACAGAATATATAGCATTGGTAAATTTAGACGATGAATATGTAGTTCCTGCAACAGGAGAAACAGGAGCAGTAACATTCTCAACCTCTGTATCAAGTATTACTGAAAATAGTTATTATACTACTAATACTGCTTTAGGTGGAACTGTACGAAGATTAAAAAAAGACGGCAGTATTGATACTTCTGTTGATGGAAATAATGTACCAAACTATTGGCAAGCTGTAAAAACTACAAGTAATCCAGGAACTTTAAATGATAATAATGTTTTTGTAAAAAGAGTAAGAATCTGGGACACCTACAGTGCTTCAACAACTTATTATGCTTACACAGATGATAGATACAATGATTTTGTTCGACATACTTCAGGAGGTCTAACTAAACTATGGAAAGCTAAAAAGACTTCTACAGGACAGACTCCAGAGTTGGGGGATTATTGGGAAGCTGGAGATATTTGTTCAAAAACAATGACAGCTTGTAAAATGAGATTTGGGTTTAATCCGATATCTGTAGGAACTGCTAGTAGTACTGGCAGAAATAAACCTAGCACAGAGGTAGTATTACCCTTTGGAGGGTTTCCGGGCTCACAAAAATTCTCGTAATGAAATTTTTAGATGAGATGTACGAAGCAGCTAAAGAGTCTGCTCCCGGGGAAATGTGCGGACTTGTAATCCGACAAAATGACACAGAAAAATGGATTTTGTGTCAAAATATTTCCGAAGATAAAAATGACTTTGAAATTGACCCAAAGGTTTTCGTTCAATATCAACTTACTTCGAAAATATTATATGTAGTGCATAGTCACTACAATCAAAAAATTTTAAAACCAAGCATCTATGATGTGAATAATTGTAACGCGGTGAATATACCTTATTTAATAGTAGGATATCCACAAAAGGAATATATAATAGTAGAGCCAACATGACAAGAACAATATACTTACAAGGAAAAATGGGCGAACTCTTCGGAGACGTCTGGAATCTTAACGCAGCAACTGTAGCAGAATGTATGCACGGTATTGACTGCCAAAGAGAAGGAAAGTTGAAACAATACTTACTAGACTGTACAGAAAAAGGAATAAAATTTACAGTTCAAAGAGGTAAAGAGCTTCTTGACTATGATAACTTACAGATGGATTTAGGTGAAGAGGATTTAATTATTTCTCCAGTTCCTGCAGGTTCTGGTAATAAGTTATTAAAAGTAATAGTAGGTTTTGTACTTTTATTAGCTTCTGCAGGTATGATGGCAGGGGCAATGACAGTCAGTGCTACAACAGGAGCAGTAAGTGTAAGTTCTTATGGAGCGTTAGCTGCAGGAATGGCTTTAAGTATGGTAGGCTCGGTACTATTAAATCAAGGTATAGCAGAGTATATGGCACCTAAACAAGGTATGGAAAAAGGAGATGCTTTTCTCTTTGATGGCCCTGTCAACACAACAAAACAAGGAATTCCAGTACCTTTAGCATATGGACAATTATTAGTTGGAGGAGCTACAATTAGTTTTGGTTTCACAGACACTGAAGTAACTTCTGCATCAGGGTTTACATTTTCAAATTCTACAGGTGGTGTTTATTCAGCTTCTGCAAGTACTCCACCAAATTCAGGAACAGCAATAACAGCAGAATCAACAACACCAGCTTCAATACCTGCAGCACAGTCAGAGCATATAGACTGGAATTTTGACAAAGGAGAACTATAATGGCACGATTAATAAGAGGAGATAGTGGAGAACCTATTATCGTCATAGGAGGAGACTCTTCTAGTACATATAACTCTTTTGGTAAAAAGACTTCAACAGAAAAACAAAGCGCAGTAGTAGTAGACATACTATCTGAAGGCCCTATAAAAGGACTAGTTGACGGAGCTTCTTCAGTACAACTTAATGGGGTGCCAATTTTAGACCCTATAACAAAACAATCATACTCAGCAGCAGTTTCTAGCAATGTAAGTTATACAGCAAGTTCAAGAACAATAACAGATAACAATAGTACTTTATTTGCTAACAGAGGAGCTGCAGATGGAACTTATAAAATACAAATAGAAGGCGGGTTAAAAACTGCTTCAGGTTTAATAAGTACTACAGCAGGATTAAGCACAGTAACAGCTAGTTCTAGCTTTTTTGCTGCAGATCAAGTCAGTTTTAATAACGAATCAAGAACTCTAACTATACCAGGTGCAGGATCTGGAGGCTCTGACTACAAAGGAAGAATTGTAGAGTTTATCAATGCAACAAGTGTATCTGTAGAGCCAGCTCCCTCCGTTTCGGTTTCAGGAGCTAATGCTAGTATTGATTTAGTAGGTACTATATCTACTATTTCTAATAATACTGCAACTCTAGTAGGAAGCGGAACACTTGGTATTAATAAAGCAAATGTTAAAGCAAATTTAAGTACTCCGGGAGTAAGTGCTTCTACTACTTCAGATAGATGGAATTTTGAAGATGCAGGATTTGCTTTTCGATCAGGTACTAGAGACCAATCAGTTTTGGCTTTACCTGGAAATGTAGGTACAAACTCACTCACTACTAATGCAGGAGTTACTTTAAATACTACAAATTTTAATGCAATTACACACAATGGATCTGCTATTTTTCCAAGTAACTATGTTACTGCAAATGGAGTTAGTAATTGGGGTAGAATATCCGAACCTGATGCTAGTCGTTTAATATATACAAGTGATGGAATGGGTGTTCCTTCTCCTGGTGAAGTAGATGCTATCAAAGTAACTATAAAATTTCCAAATGGTTTGTTGGGACAGAAGCCAGGGGACGGGGCAGAAGAAGCAGGTTTTGCCGAATTTCAAATTCTTTTTGAATATTCTGTGACAGGCAACTTTGATGATACAAAAACTTATGTAGCTTACGGACATTCAGACGCTCAACTAGCGGCAAGGGTTCCTAAACCTGGAAGAAGTGCAGATGACTTTGGAGGTCATGCAGGTAAATTCTTTACAACAGGTACTGTATCAAAGAAAACTAAAACAGCTTTTGTACAAACATTTAGCTGGAGTGTAGCTTCTTTACAACCTTTTACTAAATATAGAATTAAAATATCAAAAATAACACCTACTAATGGATTTAATGAAAGAAGATATTGGTACAATGCTACGCAACTTCAATCAATTCAAAATATAATTACCGATAAAACTTCTTATCCTTATACTGCATATGCAGCTACTATATTTGGTGCAAAAGATTTTTCATCTCCTCCAAGAAGAGGTTTTGAAATAAGAGGACTACAAGTTAAAGTACCTACCAATTACTTTTCTAGACATGAATTAGGAGAAGGAAGTCAGCCATCGTATACTAGAAAGGTAACTAATAATATTACTACTACAAATGAAACCGAATACCAAGATTGGGATGGAAATTTTAGAGGAGATATTAAAACTTTTACAAATCCAACCCATTCTAACTACGCTACAGTATGGACAGATAATCCAGTCTGGATATTACTAGATATACTAACAAATGATAGATACGGTCTGGGTAAGTTTGTAGATCCTTTAGATGATTTTTCATATATAGATAAGTTTCAACTATTTCAAATTGCTAAATATTGTGATGAATTAGTACCAGATGGAAAAGGCGGACTAGAACCAAGATTTACTGCAAACTTATACCTGTCAAAAATGGAAGAGGCTCAAAAAGTGGTAAATGATTTGCTTTCTATATTTAGAGGTTTATTAATTTGGTTTGATGGTAAGTTTACTCCAACTATAAATGCTTATAAAAGTCCTGTATATACTTTTACTAAAGGTAATGTAATCGGTGGAGAGTTTAATTATCAAAGTACTTCTACAAGATTTCGTTCTAACCAAGTAAGAGTTACTTGGAATAACCCTGAAGATAATTATAAACAAGACGTAGAAATTGTTGAAGATACACAAAATATATTAGAAAGTTCAAAGATAGTATCAAAAGCTGTAACTGCCACTGGATGTACTAGTCAAGGGCAGGCTCATAGATTTGGAAAATGGCATTTATTAACAGAAAAACTAGAAAAAGAAATAGTTAGTTTTTCAACAGGATTAAACGCAATAGCATTAAGACCTGGAGATGTTATAGAAATTCAAGATGCAGATTTAAATGAAACAGAACACTCAGGTAGAGTTTCTAATACAGGCACACGTAATACAACAACCATACCTTTAGATAGAGAGATTAGTCTTAATACTTCAACTAAAGCTTACAAACTTAATTTAATATTCCCTAAAGGAGGGGCATATTTATCGCAGGATAAAGCAACTATAAATTCTACAGATTATATATTAGGAGATTTAGTACTCCTTGACGAGTCTGGAGCTTCTATAGATACTCAAGAAAAAGCAAGTAATGTAAAAGATGATTCAGATAATTTAGTACAATTATTTTGGTCTGAATCAGTTAGAGTAGAATCAAAACCTGTAGGTACTTTTACAAGTACTTCTGTCACAGTAACTTCAGCATTTTCAGAAACTCCTGATGCAGAAGTTATTTGGTCTTTATCTTCTACATTAATTGCAACAGGGCAAGAAGAAGAAAACATTACTCCAAAAGAATACATTATTGTAGATACTGAAGAAAAAGAAAAGAACATAATAGTACTATCCGCAGTAGAGTATAGCAAAGAAAAATTTGAATTAGTAGATAGAGGATATGTTACAGAAATAGTATCTGAGCATCAAAAACCACCTTTAAAATCTGATATAGTACCTCAAGTAGAATCTTTAACAGCTTCAGTATCTACTTCGTCTATAGAAACTTCTAATACAACTGCTACCAATGGCAGGGCTGATTTGCTAATTAGTTGGCAACCTCCTGTACAAATTAGACAAAGTACAGAATCTACAATCTCAGGAGCAGTTAATAATAGTACTTCAGTAACCTTAAGTTCTTCTAATACAACCATAGACGTAGGTATGCGAGTAAGACACTCTAGTATTTCTGGAGTAGTGACTGTATCTGCAATAGATGGAACAGCACTTACTTTAAGCTCTGCAGTAACTTTAAGCAGTGGAGTTGAGCTATCATTTAAGCATGATATACCTGATGAAAATATAATAGGATATAATGTAAAAGTAGTAGGCCCAGAAACTAATGACATGGCAGATTGGGAAACTAGAGGCAATGCTTATTTTAAATTTGTAACTGCTGAAGATACAACTACAAGTCTAAAAGGAATTGTAGAAGGTACTTATTATGTACATATAAAAGCAGTCAATATTATACAAAACTTATCCGCGCCTTCAACTGTAAGAATAAACTATACGGCACAAAAGTATAGTGTTCCTACAGGACAAAACAAATTACTAGGAATAGATAAAGGAGGAGTATTAGATAAAGCACTTACTATAAACTCTGGAAGTGGAAATGCAATTATAGCAAGTAATACTTATTCTTTTACTCATAGTAATGGAACTGTATTTCATAATACTTCAAATAATGCAGATACATACCAACAAAGTTTTTTTGGAATTGGATCAAGTAGTGTAGGTTATTTACTTTATGATCACGGCTCTTCAGATACATTGAAAGCAGTACAAATATATGAAGATGATACTGCAACAGATATTGATGGTAATAAATTAAACATTGAATACTGGAAAGAAGTTGACGCTACAAATAATGGACTAACAACTAAAACAGGGGCAGTAAGTATTACCGACAGTTCTGCTACTCTTACAGGCTCAAGTACTGCCTTTACAACTGAATTTGATGAAGGAGACTTTATAGTACTAGGTGCAGGTTCTACCGCTTTTTATGCTTATATAAACTTTATAGAAAGCGACACCATAATGGACTTAGATAGAGTACCTACTAGAAACTATAGTGGAACAACAATTAAGAAATTAAGTTATGTTCCTAACTATGCAGAAGATCAAATACTTGCAAAAATCGCTACAGATGGTAGTACTACATACAGTATAGAAGATACTTATGCAATAACTGCAGGACTTGATGGAGCAGCTTCAGCGGCTGGTGAAGATGCAAGGAGCGTAAAACTCACAGCAAGTTCTTTTGTAGTTCGATATAATACTTCTGACACAGTAACTAGTAATAATATAACTTTTACAACAGATGGACAAGGTACGGGAAGTAATGCACAGACATTTAGATTCCTAACTAAAGAATCAGGAGAAAGTTCTTTTACACAAAGACAAGCATTCAGCTCTACCAGCACCTTCACTTTAGCAGACTCTGAAGAGCCAGCAATTGGTGGAGAAACTCAAATAAAAGTTGAGATGAATGAAGCAGGATCTTCCTCTAATCCAGTTGCAAGTGATACAGTTACAGTCTATGCGATACAAGATGGAGCAGCTTCAGCAGCTGGAGACGACGCTGTAACAGCTTTCTTAACAAATGCTGCTCATGTCATATCTACTAACTCTTCAGGAAGCAATCCAAGTTATACAACAGCAGGTGGACTCTTTGATGTCTTCGTTGGAGCAGATAGAAGAACATTACATAATGATGTAGATTTTTATGTAGGAGCTACAGGAACAAGTACAAGTTTAACACAGAATGGATTAACTTTAACATTTAATAATACAGATGGTAACTCTGCAAAAGGTACTTATACTTTATCAGGAAGTAGTTGGTCTACGGACTCTGAAAGTTTCACAGTAAGAGCAGTTCTAGCTTCTTCTGTTCCAGGAATAAGCAGTGCTGTAACAATTACAAGAATTTACTCAATATCAAAATCAAAAACTGGAGTAGATGGAGCAACAGGTAATGAAGTAGCAGAAGTAAGAATATATTATAAACAAAATTATGCCACTACAGTGCCTAGTACTCCAAGTGGTGGAACTTATAATTTTGCTACGAAAGTATTTACTCCCCCTTCAGGATGGTCAACTACACTACCGACAACTAATTTCTTAGAGATAGTATATTCTTCAGTTGCTACAGTAACAGGAGCAAGTACTGCAACTTCAGTAAGCCCAGGAACATTTAGTGCACCTTCAATTCAGATAGGAGTTACTCCTACTACAAATTATATATTTAGAAGAAGTGCTTCTCAACCTACAAAACCAAGCCCTGCAGATTATCAAACTGTCCCTTCAGGCTGGTTCGATGATATAGCTAATGTAGGCTCTGGACCAAATCCTATATGGAGTTCTTTCGGTAAGGCAACATTTAGCCCCAGCAACAGAACATTTATAACTACTTGGCAGGACGCAGTACAGCAGGAAGGAAGTGCAGGAGCAGCAGGAGCAGACGGAGATCCGGGAGCAGATGGAGATGATGGAGATGATGGAGCATCAAACTTTACAGTCTTCCAAGAATCAAGTAGCGCACCAAACACTCCGACTCCAGGAACTCCAAATCCACCAACAAGCTCTTGGTACTCTACTCTTACTGCTGCAAGAAACGCAGTATCTGGTAACGGATTAGTATGGTTTTCTGTAGGTACAAAACCAGGAACAAGTAATACGATTACTTGGAGCATACCTATAAGATACGTAGAAGATTATGGAAACTTAGGAGGAACAAAACCACCTGAAGATGCTAATAAATTTACACCAATTGCCGATTCCATAGAGGGTCGTTGGAGATTCTCAATAAACGATGGTAGTACAACAGATGTAGATGTTTTTTCTAGTGAAGAAAGAACTAAACTAGATAGATTAAGAGATGGAAAAATACCAACAAGTGATTCAGTATTACTAGAAAATACCACAGCTTCGCAAGCTAAAGCTACAGCAGCTGAAAACGCGGCTAAACTACAGGAGTCTACTAATAGGGTTACATTCCCAACTGATAATACAGAAGGAAGATTCAGTTTTTCTATTGGTGGAGGCACTGCCGTTGTAAACGATGTTTTCTCTAGTGGTGAAAGAACTAAACTAGCCAACTTAAGAGCAGGAACTTTGCCAGGAGGAACAGGCACTATAGAAAGTACTACAGGTTCTCAGGCTAAAGCAACTACAGCTCAGACCAATGCAGCTACCGACGCCACGACAAAATCAGATGCAGCAGAAGCAGCAGCTAAACTACAAGAGTCTAATAACAGAGTTACCTTCCCAACTGATAATACAGAAGGAAGATTCAGTTTTTCTATTGGTGGAGGAACTGCCGTTGTAAACGATGTTTTTTCTAGTGAAGAAAGAACAAAGTTAAATAATTTAAGAGCAGGAACTGCTCCTGGAGGAACAGGGAGTATACTAAATTCAGGAATAGCCCTAACTTCAGCAGGAGTACTATCAGGAGCAGGCGGCGGAACACTAGATCTTGATGATATAAATGACACAGGTACTACTAAAGCAGGGGCTGTAAGAGCAAATGCAGGATTAGCCTCAAATGGAGATGTTAATAAAACAGTTCCTGTAGGTAAAGGTGGTACAGGACAAACAAATACAAATAAGTTCTTAAATAGTGATATTGGTATTGCTATGGATGGAACTAATGTAACTATAACTAAAGCGGGAGATACTAATTCAGCCGTTGCTATTCCAGGTACTTTAAAAAATGACAATGTTAATATAGAGATAGATGGAGATGATATAACTTTAGCTAAAACAGGTAGTGTCAATTCTGTAGCCTCAATACCTACTACACTCAAAAACTCTACTATAGAAATTAATGCTACAACAGGGGTTATAACGGGTATTACTGGAGATGGCATTGCTATAAGAAATGATAAGACCACTAAAGATAATGTTGGGTTAGGAAGTGTAATTAATGCTGCTCAGGTAAGAGCAGACTTAGTTGGTGCTCCTAGTACTATTCTTAATGCTAATACTACTAAGACAGATGTTGGGTTAGGAAGTGTAATTAATGCTGCTCAGGTAAGAGCAGACTTAGTTGGTGCTCCTAGTACTATTCTTAATGCTAATACTACTAAGACAGATGTTGGGTTAGGAAGTGTACCTAATGTGGATGCTACTAATGCTAGTAATATATCAGCAGGTACAATACCTATTGCTAGAACACCTACTACCGTTAGAAACAACAGTATTAGTTTTAGTAGACCAACTACGGGAACTTTAAGATTAAACAATGGTTCAAATAATGACATAACACTAACAGCAGCTGATGCTCAAATAACATCAGATTCAAGCGGTATAAATGTAGCAAATGTACGAAAAGCAACACATAATGGTAATGCTATAAACTCTTCTGGAAACGTAACTTCAAGCATGAACGTTGCAAGTGGAGGAAGCATAGTAGTAGGAAATATAACAATAGATGGAACAAACGGGAGGATTTTAATTACAGACTAATGGCAAATCGAATATTATTAGGAGACATAGGAAGTACCTTTGGGCTCAAAGTATCTAGAGCAGGTACTGATGTTACAAGCGGAGCAGATAAAGATATGCTCTTTGACTCTACAAAAAATAGAACAGGGCAAATATATGGAGGAGGAGCTGGCATAACATTTGTAGATAGCTCTAGTGATCAAGAAGTATATGTAAGAGGCTCAGTGAATAGATTTGGTACAGCATTTATTAATCCAGTAAATTTAACAGGAAAGAAAATAATAATAGATGGAACAACAGTAACTCTTAGCACAACAACAACATCGTTTGGGGTCACTTTTACTACTGTAGACAATATGAAAGCAGATATTAATGCTGCGAGTATATCAGGTGTTACTGCAGGTACTAGTAGTTTAAGTAGCACCGACAAAAGATTAAGGCTTGAAAAAATAAATTCTGATATGGTAATAAGTTATCCTGCATCCAATTCTCTAGAAACATTTGTAGGAATAGCTGGAGGAACATATGACTATCCTGAGCTGTCTACTTCTGGAATAAACTTTTTAACTGGAGGAGCATCAAATAAACCTAATTTAGGATATATACCTTTAGTACTTTTATCGGAGCAACATGCAGGAGGATATGAAGGTGAAGCCGATGAAATATATGAATCTGTAAATAGACTCAATCTATTCAAAACAACTTCTAGTACTATACACCCAGTAGCTGCACAAGCATCTCTACCTGCTGATCAAAGCAGCCAAGGTACAGCTGTAGGCGCTCCTGTAGGTATAGGAAGATTTTATGAATATAGCGACGGTGACTATCCGCAAGAAACAGAAATGGTCAATGCAAATTTCTTTGTAATAAGAATACCTTGTGCATATGGCTATATGACAACTACTTATTTTGGAACGTAATCATGGCAAATAGAATAATACTAGGAAAAAACACAAATAGTAATCATGGGCATAGTTCAAGTACTCCAGGATTTGGACTTTATATATCAAGACCGGGAAAAGATGTAACTACTTGTACTGCAGATGAATTAATTTTTAATACTGACAATGGAACAGGAACAAGTTTAGGAAGAATAATATCTATGTATCAACTTGCACCTATACCACAAGCAGGAGGAGGAACAAACACTACGACCACTTCCAGTATAACAGCAGGAAACTCAGTAACTTTAGATATAAGTAGTATAGATTTTGGTATTGATTTCGGTTTCATTAGTTTTGGACTTTTAGCTCCAGTAACATATGGGTCAGGGTCAACTGCAAGTTCTTACGATTATAATGTGAGTGAGTCTTTGGAAACAATAACTATTGAAAATACAGGAGCAACATCTTTAACTGTAAAATCATATGTAGTACCTAGGTACTCTAATTTGGCACTATTCTAATGGCAAATCGAGTATTATTAGGTAAAAGAGGAAGCACAGACCACGGTCTATTTGTTTCTAGATCGGGACAGGATGTATTAACTTCTACTCAACCTTTAGGGTTTGATTCAAGAGCTGCAGAAAGTTTACTTGTACATTCAGCCTCACAAGGAATACTAGTTCCAAATGTTCAAAATAGCTCAGGAGTACAAATTAGTTTTACATTTAATGGAGTAACTGAAAATCAACATACCGCGACTATTACACATAATTTAGGTTATGTACCTTGTTTTGTAGTACGATGGTGTACTTATAATCAAATTACTAGTGGCTTAGCAACTGAAGTCTATCCTCCTTTCTCATACTACTTAGATGAAAGTGCTAGAACAGAAGAGGGAGAGGAAGACGGAGATGAAGTAGAGTATCCAGGAAGGACTGCAGAATCGGGACTAATAGTAAGCAGTACAACAAATAATACTATAGTATTAAAAAACACAGTAAGACAGCATCATGACGATGATACAACAGAAACAGCAGCAGGGTACATGAGAGGAACAATTCCTTTTACTGATTCTAGATATTTTTGGAGTTGTGTAATATTTACAGCAGAAAATTTTTTAAACGGAGAAAGTTTATGATATATAATATATTTTATGATAATAATAAAAACATAGTGTGGTCTACTACAGGACTAATCAATGACGCAATAAAAAGCGCACAAGCAGATTTAGGAAACAGTCACGTTGCCTTAGAATCTGAAAATATACCTGATGGCAATTTCTATGTAAATAGTGATGCAACTGCCTTAGTTGAAAAAAGTATATTTAACTGTGTGTTTTCAACAACAAATCCTGCTATTGATGAAGTAATCAATGTAACAGGTGTTCCCGCAGGTACAGAAGTATTCAAAGATGGAGAGTCTGTAGGAACTATGACAGATACTACACTAACCCTTACGACTCAAGAACCTGGGCAGTATATAATAAAATTTAAAAAACTTCATTATAAACAACATAGTGGAACAACAATAACAGTAAAGAGGTATGGACAATGAATATAAATTTAAGTAAAGGAGAAACTCCAGCACAACAAAGAGCAAAATACTATACACTATTAAAAGAGCAATTGGATAATCTATTTCACGATATAGACAACGGTAAGTTTGGTGATGCAGCAAAAACTGGACAATTTTATTTAGCTAGAAAAGCAGTAAAGGACAAGTACCCTACTTCGTAAAGCTATATAATAGACATTCCAAATTTAGTTCTTGACAATAGGTTAAAATATTTGGTATAATTACAACATTGGAGGTATAAAATAAACAATGAGTGCAGGAAAATATGACATAACTATCGAACAGGGCAGTGACTTCTCTTTGCAACTTACTGTGCAAGAATCAGGTGCGGCAAAAAACTTAACAGGTTATAGTGTTAGAGGGCAAATGAGGTCAAGTGTAGATGCAACAGCAATAGCAGCTTCTTTTAC